TTACTAGGTAACATATGTGGTTCTCTTAAATCATATGTACGAATACCAAACAGATTTTTACCCTCTAGTGAAAATCTACTATTACCCCAACCACTTTCTAAAGCCGCTTGAGCCAATAATATCTCATAAATTACAGGTGTTACATCTGTTGTTGTATTGTAAATATAGTTTACACAAGCACCAACACTATTAATAAATGTTTGATTGTTTGCCCTTTCAAAATCTGGCAATTCATATGTGGTGATTGCTTCTAAAGTTTCAACAATTTCCGTTACTTCTTTTTCAAGTATTAAAGCTTGTTTATCTTCTTTTGCACCCTCAACTACAGTATAGATACCTACACCAAACAAAATGACCGTAACAACCATTAATGTTTGTAAAATTGTTTTGATTTTTTCTTTCATTACGCACCTACATTAGTTCTCATTACAATGTATTGGAAACCAGTAATAGTTTCTGCCTCATCATAATCATTAGCGCCTACTTTAATGGGTGTCATTTTCTTTTGAAAGAATTGTAGACCAGGGGTTTCCTGTATCTTAAACATCTTCTTAAATAGTTTTTCTGATTGTCGTTCAGTAAGATTATCCTGAACATCTTTAGACCAATTACCTGTGTAATAAGTCATTTTGGTTTTTGTGCCTGATTCTCTAAACTTAATTAAAGTTTCTGGTACTTTCTCAATTTCTGATTTTAACCAACGGTCAATTTGTTTACTCGCCATAATATATCTCTCCTTTAGAGTTGTTTATAAATCTGCAATTTTGAATTTTCTAATAACATTCTTTGTTGGTATAACTGTTGTGTTACCACCATCACCAAGTTCGTTATTATCATCATAATTGTAGTCGCTCATCAAAACATGAACCTTGTTATCATTCTTTACCAACCAACCGGTCGATACACAAATAGCAGGTTTCATTTTTTGAATTTCTTTTAGTGATTTCCAACCAGCGTCTGATTGAATATCCTCCCAATACACCAAATAGAAATCGTATGTAAACGGTATCTCTGGAATATCGTACTTTGTTTTTTTACTAGTAGGTTTTTTAGCCATATAATCTTACGAACACTCTTTATCAGCAATCTTCGTATCTTCTAATAGTTCACATTTATATTTACTATCAGCATTCTGTCTTAATTGAGCAGCTAAACTTTCTAAAATAACAGGTAAGTTTTTTTCTAAAACATCTGTCATTTGTAAAGCAAAGCTGTGTGCTATTTTAGCCATTTCTGCTTCAAGTACCGAAGTGTCAACACCGTTACCACTTACTTTTTCTTTTATAACATGACCAATAACGGCCGTGTTATAATCATCAGCTTTTACTGAATTTGCGAAAGCCGTTAGACCAAACCACAATATCGCCAGTAAAAAAATTGTCTTCTTCATAATATATATGTCCTTTTGTTATCGTTTATAGGTATATAATACACTATAATGTCAGCAAAGGCAAGCGCTTTTTTCACTTTTTTTACGCTTTTTTGTAGTATTTTGTGTCTTTTTTTAAGGGTTTTGTAGTATATTATACTAATTATAGGGGGTGCGTCATAGTTGACCACCCCCTAAACTGTTGATTCGCTATTGAGATAGCGCTCCAGATGAAGTACCACGAGTTGGTCCTTCTGGTGTTTTATATTCGTCATTCCAACCAAAAGCTTCTTTTACTACTGCTTGGGATAGACCTTTATAATGTTTATGTAGTTCTTTATCTTTCATTGCGATTGCAATACTAGCTTCACCTTTTGATAAAGCTTCTAATATCTGTAAGAACATAGTTTCTTTTCTGGTTTTTGATGTTGCTACATCAGCACCAACCACAAAATGCCAGAATTTCTTTGATTCATTTTCTAACCTTGAATGTTCAGTACCATCTGGTGCCTCGTTTGCTATAAACGGTGGTGTACCCTCTGGTAAATCCCATTTAATATTAGGGTCAAATGAACCTTTGATAATTCTTCTTAAACCTGGTGTGTCGTATTGTTTCAATACTTCAATCTTTTTAGGTTTATCTTTTGCGTTGTTTACTTTAGTCAAAATTTCGTGCATTAGTAACTTACCACTACCACTAGTAGAGGACATAGTTGTCATTGCAGCTCTTGACATCAAGTTTGGGTTTTGTGTTGCCATATTATTTCTCCATGTTAAAAGTCACCAATGTTTTCCATTAAAGACTTCAATTTATTTTCAATAAAGTAAGTTAATAACTTGCTACGGTCATTTACCTTGTAACTTCGATAACTATTTATAATAGCATCCTCGTAGACCTGTGGTATCTGGTTTAGGTCTATTAGTTTTTTGTTCTCATTATATCTTGCACTTAACTGCTCGTCCAAGTTATCTGTAACTGAGCATTCTTCTAACCTTTTTTTGGTCATTGGTTTTTGTTTAATTCCAGTTACAAAGCTATCATTTGGTGATAGTATATTTGGTATACCATCTGACCTATCACCTTTTAAAATCTGTTCTAATAGAAATTCTTTTGGGTCTATTTTGATACCGTCTTCATCAAAACCAATAAATTTTTTCTGGATGGGAGCATACTGTTCTACATTTTTATAGAATTGTAATTGAATAAAGTCTTTGTCACCAGATACAATCATAATCTTTTCATCTTGGTGGTAATACTTTGTTAGTATGGCGATTATATCATCAGCCTCACACTTCTCCTCGTACATCATAATATAAGGGAAGTTTTCTTTTAATTCGTTTTTAATATTAGTAAGTATATCAAAGATATTATCCCAATCAAAGCTTGATTCAGTTCTATCTTTTTTTCTTTTATACTTGTAATGTGGGAATATATCTCTACGCCATGTATTGCCAGCGTCTGAACAAAGTACCATATTACCGTACTTTTGTTTAAATTTTACATTGAAGCCACGCAATGAGTTCATCACCATGTGTCTTATCATTTCTTCGTTTGGTTTTACATCACCTTGACCTCTGGTCTGCACCATAAGATTTGAAATTAAAACCTGGTTTAAATCTACTAATATCATTTTATAAAGTTCCTATCGTAAAACCAGTTTCGATAAATCTTATCTGTAAATAGTTGTAAGACCTCGTGGTATGGTATGTTATCTGTTAATATCAATTTCTCTACTTCTTCATATTCATAACTATCGACTTTTCTGGATACTTTATGTGTCTTTGCTGTTTCAAATATTGCTCTTATGTTTCTTAAATGATTACTCATCACCAATATCAAACACTTTAATAATTATAAACATTACAATAACACTCACAATAATACCCGTAAATAGTAAACCTAATCCTGAAGCTATAGTCATAATAAACGGAGGCGACCCGAAGGCCGCCTCTGAATTAAAGTTACGCTGAGTAACCTTGGTTACCGAATAAAGCAGTCTGTCCAGCTGCGATAACAGCTTTTGACGGAGCACCTACTCTGTATGAAACACCAGATGATGTTCTATTTTCATAAATCATCATTCCTTCGTTTCTTAATTTACCAACCATTGAAGCTGGTGACCTTAAATCGAATGTAGTTCTTAGCGATTTCCAAGTAACTGCATTTCCTTTAGAAAAAAGGTTTCTTACCTTTTCAGTTTTTGATTGTTTAGTTCTAGCCATGTGACTATTCTCCTTGTTTTTGTTAAATAAAAAGTTAAACATAATTGTTATAACTCCTCTCTTTCTGTCAATTTTACAACCTGACATGGCGATTCCAGAACGGAATTCTTTTTAGTTATCATTGTCGTGTGGGTCAAAATCTGGAATAAAGTCAACACCTGTTAACTCATCTTTGACCTCCTCTGATAACGGTTCTTTTGTTCTATCGGCTTTAGGCCTAAAATCTATATCTTTAATCTTTGCATAATCTATTCTTGCTCTTGTATTACCAGCGTTGTCATGTATTAACTCAACTGTATTATCGGCAATCTTATGCACTATATGATTTAAACCAAAATCTCGTTTTATTGTAGCTCTCAATACATCAACTAGATATGAGAAATCTCTTGTAAAGGTTTCTGTATTAGTTTTCATAGCAAGGTCAACAAAGTTGTGTAATAGTTTCATAGCAATATCATCTACAGCAGACTCAACAAACTTAACGGTCTGTTCTTTTTCAATTTTCTTTTGAAATTTGGTATTTTTAACACCTGTGTTTGCTTTGTTCTTAATCCTATCTGTCGGAAAAAGAATGACATTACCATCATCTGACACTATATCTTTTCGCCTTTGAAATTAGTTAAACCTTTATCGGCCATAAACTCTACTAATTGATTATAACCACCAACAAGTACATCATCAATCACAATTTGAGGCATAGTTCTCACTTGTTTACCAACTGCTTCGTACAATTCTTCTGGTGATTTAAAATCTTTACCAAACATCTTTTCTTCGTAACTCAAATCAAGGCCTTTCAATAAGGCCTTTGACTTATCACAATAGATACAATTTGGTTTACTGTATATTGTTATTTTCATTTTTATTATCTTTCATTAACTTTTCATAAGATAAGTTCGCTTTCTCTTTCAAGTTATAAGCGTCAACAGCTTGTGCAACTGTGAAGTTGTACATTTTGTTATACTCACCTAAAGGCAATCTCAAACCAATCCATACTCTATAGTAACCATTCTTTGTAAGAGTTACATCTTGTTTAAAGATTTCATAACCTCTCACAGGTGTATTCTTAATACTGTTTACTAGAACAGATTCAACTTCACTTACTATTGTTTTAGTTTCTGTCTTACCTAATTCAGTAATAAATTGTTTTGATTGCTTGTTCATTTCACCAGCAATAATATCAGCAAGTTCAGCTTTAGCCATCATCTTACCTTTTTCTATTGCTAATTGTAAATCTGGAGATACAGCCGTTGCAACACCAAAGATACACATTTTATCTTTGTCTTTGCCTAACCAAGGCGTATCACACGCTTTTGATTCGGAGTAATCTGCCATGTACCATTTTGGTACAGAGTTCATT